TCTCTCTATTCGTCGGCAGCGTCAGGTGTGTATAAGTGACAGGGTTATGAATGAACCTGATGAAGGTGCTGACCTGTAATGAGCAATCCTTTTACCCACCTGCCCGCCCCCATGCATTGCCCCCCTATGGACCCCGCCTACCCTTTCAATGAAGGTGCTGAGGTCGCCCGCGTGGCCAGGCTAATGGGTGGTTGGTTGCAGCCCTGGCAAAGAATGGTTATTAACCGCGCTACCCAGTACAGGCCGGTCGAGAATGCGCAGGGCCAAATGGTCCGAGGCTACAAGTATTCTAAAGTCCTTATTTCCGTGCCCAGGCAGTCAGGAAAAACACACCTCATTCTCCCTAAACAGCTGCATTCCCTGATGATTAGGCCGTCTTCCCGTGCCCTGTACACTGCGCAGACAGGCGCAGACGCCCGAATTCAGATGCTAGCGATGATGAAGCGGCTCGCTCAAACAGACCTGGCAGATCTCACCACGCCCAGGCGCTCTAATGGCTCTGAAGGCATTGGTTTAATAGACAACGGTTCTGAGCTCGCTCGCTTCTCCCCCACTTTTTCCGCTGTACATGGTGACACTCCGCACCTGGTAGTACTCGATGAGATCTGGAAACACAGCAAAGACTTAGGCGATGCGCTGCTCGGTGCTATTGAACCTTCCCAGATCACGATCAAAGAAGAATCTCAGATCTGGATGATCTCGACCAAGGGAACAGCCAAGTCAGAATTTATGAACGGCATCATTGATGACGGCCTGGCAGGTAGTGATCCCTCGCTGCTCTATGTTGAATTCTCTATGCCTGAAGGCATGGACCCCTACGATCCGGCGACATGGTGGACGTTCCACCCTGCATTAGGCAACACGATTACCGAGGATGCGCTCTATAGCTCGATGGGCCTGCCATACGGTGAATGGATGCGCGCCTATATGAATGTGATCGTGTCATCTGATAATCCGCTGATCCCCATCGAAGACTTTGACCACCTGGAAGCAGAACCCCTCGCTGTTCCTGACCTCAACACGTGCGTTTTTGCGTATGAAGCAGGCGCGCTTGGTGAGTGCGGTTGTGTGGTTGTCGCCTGGATCGACCTAGACGGCACGCCCTGCGTTCGCGTGCTCAGGCAGGCCCCTGGCACGGCCTGGCTACCCCCATACCTGGCCGCGCTATCCCGTCGCTATCCAGGCGCATCGTTCGTTGCTGATGATGGAGGCCCTACCAGGGCAATAACGGATGCTCTGAATGCTAGGGATGATTTTCAGCCGTATAACCTCGAAATGCTCTCTATCAATGAACGCACCGTAGCTGACTCGAATTTCCTGCGCATGGTCCTGGAAACGAAGAACCTGAAGCATGATGGATCACAGCCCCTCAGAGACGCTATCGGCAACGTATCGACACGTGAGTACAACGGCACGTTGCGTTTCGACCGAGACCGCTCCCCTGCACCAATCGCTGCCCTGATCGCTTCCTCAGTCGCCCTCTACGCAGCACAGCACCCCACCGCTATGCCTGTTGTGGCCGCGTGATAGCCCATGACACCCCATGACAGCGACATCCCGATAAAGTAGACCAACCGCCCAGGAGTGGGACATTCTTCCCGCATGGCATTTCTAACGCGCGCTCTCGAAGCAATCGGAATCAGCCGCGCTGACATTCCCAGCGCAGCTCACCCCGCGCTTTTCCCACCCGCGCGCGCCGCCGCCCTCGCAGACCCCCGAGGCCTCACAGCCGTATATCGAGCTATCCAGGTCATCACCACAGCAGCCGCCCAGCTTCCTATCCAGGTCGAACGCAGCGGCCAGGTCATCGAAACACCCGCGCCTATCAATTTCCTGGATCCCAGGATGACCAGGTCAACCTGGGTATCACACATGGTTACCAGCCTTGCCCTGCACGGCAACGCCTATGCCCTGATTGAAAGGGACCAGGCAGGCAAGATCGTCGCCCTACGACCTTTGAACCCGCGCTATGTCATGGTGACAGTCAACCGTGACACTCACGGCCTGATCTTCTACGTGGACGGCGAAACAAAGACGGCAAACGATGTCCTGCACGCTCACCTTCAGCCCCTGGTTGTTTCAGAACCGCTAGGACTCGGACCGCTGCAAGCAGCCAGGATGGACCTGGAAGGCGCACGGCAAACCAGGGACTTTGCAGCCCAGTGGTTCGACGGCACCGGCTCCCCCACCGGCATTCTCTCTAGCCAAACCACACTGACACCTGCAGCTGTCAAGGCCGCCCGCAACGCATGGAACGGCATTGACGAAAACGGCCAACGCATCCCAGATGACGTGAACCCCTCACGAATCAAGGTCCTGTCAGGCTTTACCTATCAGCACCTGGGCATCAGCCCTAAAGATGCGCAATGGATCGAGGCCCAGGAATTCTCAATCTTGCAAATAGCCCGTCTTTTCGGCATCCCCTCGACGCTGATGCTCGCTTCCCCTTCCGGCGGCTCGATGAGTTACTCGAATATCGAGCAGGACTGGCTCAGTTTCACGCGCTTCACCCTGATGCAGTACCTAAAGCCTTTGGAAGACGCGCTGTCGGAGTGCATCGTGCGTGGTCAGCAGGTCCGTTTCAACCTCGAAGGCCTGCTGAGGTCCGACACATCGACCAGGTACAGCTCTTATGCAACTGCCCTGGACAAAGGCTTTTTGACCGTGAATGAAGTCCGTGCCCTGGAAGGCCGCCCGCCTCTCCCCACCACCACTGAAAGCGACACCACAGAATGAACCTCGAAACTAGGCAATACAAGGTACGTGCCACGACAGGCGGCGACGGACGCACAATCACCGGCCTAGCCGTCCCCTACGACACCCCCACCGAGATTGTGCCCGGATGGACGGAAATTATCGCACGCGGCGCTATCGACCTAACCGCGCGCCCCGCGCTCTTCTACCGTCACGGTGAACCCATCGGTGTTGTAACCGAAATGACCGATACCGCCGCAGGACTCGAAATCACCGCGCGGATCTCTGACACCACGCAAGGACGCGACGCGGCAACCCTCGTCGCTGACGGCGCAATCACTGCCCTAAGTATCGGCTTCTTTGAACGCGAATGGGAAGACAAAGAGACACAAGACGGATACACACGCACACAAACCGCCATCGACCTACGCGAAATCTCGCTAGTACCCATCCCAGCCTACGACCAGGCCCAGATCACCTCGGTTCGTGAACGAAAGGAACACACCCCCATGACCGACTCGACAGCCAAGCCCGAAACGCTCACCCGCGCCCTGATGGATGAGACCATCACTGAGGTTACTCAGCCCCTGGCCGCGCGCCTGGCCGCCCTCGAGGCACTTGGAACCAGCACCGCGCCCGCACCCGCTGAAACGCGCTCTGCAGGCCAGCTGATCGCTGCCAGCGTCGCTGATCCCACCGCCCGCGCCGCCCTGGAAAACTTTGCGTTGCGCGCTGCACCTGCAGTCACCACCACCGCAGATGCCCAGTACCAGATGCCCAATTTCATTGGTGACCTGACCAAGATTATTGCCGTCGCTAACCCCTTGATGCAGCTTTTCTCAACCGGTACCCTGCCGCCCACCGGCAATGTCTTGGAATTTACCCAGCTGAAGGAAAACACCCTGACCGTTACCGAGCAGGCAACGGAAGGCGCAACGCTTCCTGTAGGCAAGATCACCACTGAAATGGTCGAGGCCGCCCGAGTCAAGACCTACGGCGGGGCAACCACGATTAGCCGACAGGCCATTGATCGCTCGCCTGCGAACATCCTGGACCTGCAGCTGCGTGGCCTGGCCCTCGCAGCTGGTAAGCAGCTCGCCGCTGACTTTGCCACTCATTTCATGAACGCGGTCAAGACCCAGGAAGCAAAGGCAATCGCAGCGCCCAAGGCCCCTGGCTCCTGGAAGTGGGGCGACATCCTGTCGCTGCTCCTGGATGCACACCAGAAGTACGAGGACAACGCGATGCAGGCTGATGGCCTGATCCTGGATCGAGCTACTTTCCAGGCCCTGGCAGGCCTGACTGACAAGAACGATCGCCCGATTTTCCAGGTCTCTGGTAACACCGGCGCAAACACGGTGGGAACTGTTTCCGCATCTGGCCGTTACGCTGATCTGGACGGCCTCAAGGTCATCATGTCAAGCGGCCTGACCACCGCAGGCAACCGAATGGGTACCGGCATTGTCGGTAGCTTCTACACTGCAGACGCTATCCGCACCTACGCATCCCCCGTGGTATCGCTGCAGGATACGAACGTCCTGGATCTCACCGGTGCATTCTCGGTGTACTACTACGCGGCTTTCGCAACCGAAATCCCCTACGGCCTTGTGCCCTTCAAGGCCCCCGCGCTCTGACAATGGATGCGACAACCGTTGCCCAGCGCCTACAGCCCTTTATCGGCTTAGGCGCTGGGCAGGAACCCAAAACCGCATTCGTGAATGAGTGCGCAACCGAGGCTGTCGACATTATCGAGCACTACACCGTAGGTGCGAAAGGCATTCCTGAGAGCGTACTCATTAGGGCCGCTATTGAGGTAGCCTCAGACCTCTACCACCGGCGCACAGCTCGAAACGGCATCGCAGGCTTCGAGGACAGCGAACTAGGCGCGGCCCCGATGCGTATCAACCGAGACCCCCTGGCCGCCGCCCGGCCTATCCTGGCCCCGTTCTTAGGACCGGCAATCGCATGATCTCGACCTATAAAGAATCACAGGCCCTAGCAGACCTGCTCACAGAGTACCTACCGGATGCTTTCGTCACGCTGGATGCAGACCAGGTCACGCCTCACCTGCTCGACGGCACGCCCTGCGTATTCATCCCGCCGCCCAAACTCACAGAAACCAGCGTGCCCGCCTATGTCCTGCGTTTCCAGATCGCTGTGATAGGCGCGCCCGTCGCTGACCAGGCCCAGGCCTGGCAGAAAGCAGATGCAATTCTCACCGTTCTAGATCAGTTGGATCTGATCGAAGACGCTGACCCTGTCCAATGGGACGGTGCGCAGTCAACCACCGCCCCGGCCTTCTCAGTCACCATCACCCGCCTAGCACAACACTAAGGAAACATCATGCCTGAACCTGCAAAGTCTGGAACCGCCCCTATCGCTCAATCCCTCGGACCTGGAACCCTGAAATTCGGATCTGTAGGCAGTGAGATGGAATTTTCGAGCCGCGTCCTGAAGGCTGAGTACTCTCCCGAGCTGAAGAAAGAATCAGCCGTAGAGATGCTGGACGGCTCTGTACATCAGCCCGAGGGAACCTGGGAAGGAAAGATCTCAGGCGAGTTTTACCAAGAGTACGGTTCGCAGTCGCTGATCTCTTGGTGCATGAAGCACGCAGGGGAATTGCTGCCCTTTGAATTCCGGCCCCGCAACGATAGCCCGATGATTTTCAAGGGCAAGTGCGTCATCAGCCCTGTCAAAGTTGGTGGAGATCCCAAGAAGGAAAACACCACCAGCTTTGATTTCGAGTGCGTCGGCAAGCCTGAACTCACTGAAAGCTAGTCCCTGTGGACCTCACCCCCGAGCCTGTCAAGCGCGGCACAGTTGTCCAAATCGAGGGCGCACGGGAACTGCGCAGACAGCTGCGTAAAGCCGAGGCGGACCTAAGCGATTTGAAGGACTTGCACCGGAAAATTGGTGAGATCGTCTTTTACGCGGCCCGCCCGAACAGCCCAAAGGGTAAGCGAAAGCCGCCCGCCTCTCGCAGCCGCCGCCTACATCAGACACTGCGCTACTTCCCGACCAGGACCAGCGTTCGCGTCATGGCAGGCTCAAAAGTAGTCCCCTACGCAATGGCTATTCACTGGGGCAGGAAGGTCTTCCCGTCTCAGAAATCAACCTACAAGTACAAGCACCCTGCCCCATTCGAGGGCCGCCCCTGGATCAGGAAAGCAGCGGAAAAAACCGAGCCTGAATGGACCGCCCTATTCCAGGCCGAAATTCAGAAGATCCTCGACAAGATCGAGGGACTAGGAAAGGAACCCCCAAATGCGTAAAGCAATGTCTACCGTGGAAATGGAAGACGGAACGATCTATGGCCCCGTTCGCATCCTCTACATTGACAAGCTGAAGTGCGAACGCGCCGCCCGCAATAACGGCTGGAACATGCAGACCGACGAAATCACCCTGTCAGGTTTCCTGGCCTGGGCTGCGCTCACCCGCACCGGCGTAATCACCATGCCCTACGAGGAATTCATCGAATCGGTTGCAGATGTCATGACTGAAGTCCAGGACATCGACCACGAGGACCCTACGAAGGCGGCCTAATCACCCTGGCCGCGCTCGCAATCCGAACGGGTATCCCAGCATCAGTGTGGCTTAGGGAAGATCCTCGGATCCTCGATTACGCGATTGAACTATTGCAAGAAGGGCAAGAACACTAATGGGTAAACCGGCGATTCTCGCAATTAAGGTCCTGTCTGACACGCGGAAGGCGAAGAAGGGCCTGCAAGAGACCGAGCACGCTACAGGCCGCCTTATGGGTGCCCTGGGCAAGCTCGGTGGAATCGCCCTGGCCGGGGCGGCCGCTGCAGGCGGCGCCCTGGCCGCCCTCGCAATCACCGGCATTAAACAAGCCGCTGATCTAGAGCAATCGATAGGCGCGGTAGACACTGTTTTTAAGGGCGCAGCGGATCAGATGCACAAGTATGCGGCAGGCGCTGCAGAAACAATGGGCCTAACCGAAAACCAGTACAACGAATTGGCAACGGTGCTGGGAACGCAGCTGAAAAATGGTGGCACCGCTATTGACCAATTGGCCGATAAGACCAACGGCCTTATTGGCCTTGGTGCGGACCTGGCATCGATGTTCGGCGGAACCACCCCTGAAGCTGTCGCTGCCCTTTCATCTGCCCTAAAGGGCGAACGCGACCCTATCGAGCGCTACGGCGTTTCGCTGAAACAGGCTCAGATCGACGCGAAAGCAGCTGAACTCGGTTTCGTCAAAGTTGGTGGCTCGCTATCTAACGAGGCTAACCAGGCTGCCACATTGGCCCTGATTATGGAGCAGACAGCCGATGCGCACGGCAACTTTGCGAAGGAAACAGACACACTCGCAGGCCAGCAGGCGATTCTGAGTGCTCAGTGGGGTAATTTCACGACCTCAATAGGCCAGGCCTTCCTGCCCATCCTCACCAAAGTAATGAGCGTCCTCACTGGTAGTCTGATGCCTGCGCTACGCGATTTTGGCAACTTTATTAGCGAATCGCTCACGCAGTTTATGGGCAGTGGAGATGGAGCAATCAGCCAGTTTGCCGAATCGCTAAAAGGCCTCGCTGCAGGTGCAGTCCCGTTTGCCCAGCGCGTGGTTAGCGGGATAGGAGACGCGGTTGCCTTCATTGGTCAGATTGTCTCTGCAATCGCACCTATTTTGACAGCTGCAATTAGCGGCCTAATGCCACACCTGACAGCAATGGGAAGCAAGCTAGCTGAACTCTGGAGCGCATTCACTAGCGTTGTCAGCATTATTGTTGGGTGGCTCGCACCTGCAATCAAGGACCTAGCTCCTGTATTCCAGAACGTTTTTAACGTTATCGGTAGCGTCATCACGGATGTTTTCGGCGTGATCGCTGGAATATTTAACGCCCTCAAGGCCCTATTTACCGGCGACTGGCAGGGACTATGGAACGCGGTTAAAGACATTTTCAGCAACGCCTGGAACGCGGTTAAAGACATCCTGACCGGCGCATTCAACCACATTAAAAACATCGTTCTAAGCCTCGGCAACGCGGTTAAAGATCTTTTCGGCAACGCCTGGAACGCGGTTGTGAGCATCGTATCTAGCGCTGGTAGCCGCGTAATCGACGCTGTTGCTAGCCTGCCAGGCCGCGCGCTCTCAGCCCTTGGCAATATCGGTAGCTATTTGTGGCAGGCCGGTAGTGACATGATCCAGGGCTTTATCAATGGCATTAAACACATGGGCGGGATGCTATGGGACGCAGTTACCGGCATCGTCAAGAACGCGATTAACGGCCTTAAATCGTTCCTGGGTATCGCCTCACCTTCACGCCTTATGCGTCAATTTGGCGTGTTCACTGGGCAGGGCTTTATTGACGGCCTGGGAATGATGAAGCAAGGCGCTGCAGACGCGATGCAAGACCTCGTGTCCATCCCAGATACGCCTGATCTGACAGCAAACGTGAACGGCATGGCAGGATCACATCACACAGCCGTCTATAACATCACGATTAACGGCATTCTTGATGGTGACGACGCGGCACGAAAGATTCAAGAGCTCTTGCAACGACAGTCCTACCGCATGGGAAGCGTGGCAGTATGACCATTGCAAATTGCGTCCTATCCATTGCGGGCCGTCGCCTCACTGGATCGACCACGCCCGCCGCCCTGGATGAAGTCAAAATCACCTGGGGACGAAAAGACTCAGTCTCCCAGCCCTCGCCCTCTACCGCTACCTGCAGGATCCTTCTGCCTGAAGATCCCGCCGCCCTGGCAGACATGTACTCTATCGGTAGGTCTGTCGAAATCAGTTCGACCGTGAAAGTCTGGACCGAGGGCCAGGCGCGGCCCCTGGCCCTGCAGCACGCGGCTATTGACGGCGCAACCTCTGGCCAGGCGTGGACACCCCCACCTGATATGAATCGCATCCTGGCCGTCATTCCACCCGCGCGGCCTACCTCGACTATCGGCGCATGGGACGAGATACCCACCTGTAGCGATGGGCAGACCTGGACGGCGCAGGTCACGCTCTCTATGCCTGAAAGCCCGGCATACGTCGAGATCCGGCCTGCCTATTACCAATCGCCCAGCGCCTATCCTTACCTCGGTGAAATCATTGCATCGACCGAAGATCCCACGGCCCGCGCCCTGGTTGGATCCTGGACACCGCCCGCACGCCTGGCAGGTTACTGGATCGGTCTTGCTGTCATCGCTCAACCTGCAGGCAAGCAATGGGATATGGAAGCTCAGCCCTGGACTAGCCAGGGCCAAGCCTGGCAGACACTCAACCGGCTTAGCGTTACAGCTGCAACTGTCACGCCGCCCAGGCAGGCAGACAGTATCGAATGCAACGTTTTTACGGGATCTATCACTGACACGTCTATTAGCCTGGATCCTGCCCTGGATCGACCTGTCATGACGATCACTGCCTCGGATATCCTCGCTGACCTTGCACATCGGCGTATTGGCTCTGATCCCTGGCCTACGCACACCCTGGCCCAGCGCGTGAACGCGATTATCCGTGAGCTTGGCACGAATGTGCGCACTGAAATTGATCCTGGCCCAGGCGCACGCAAACTGGCCTGGAAGGATGTCGACAGCCAGCCTGCCTCTAGCCTGCTCACCTCTAGCGCAACAAGCGCAACCGCAATCCTTTGGGCAAGCTCGCACCGCACTACCGGCCCCTATCTGCGTTTCGAGGATCCCTCGCTGCGTACCGCCCTGGGCAGACTCGGTTTCGATGGAACCAAGGTCACGATTACTGCCTCTCAGCCGTCATCGACGATTAGCGCAGCTACGATCCTGCGCAGCAGCGTTACCGTGGACAGGGATAATGCGGATGCTGCATCTGTTGCCCGTTTGTCCTGGCAAGAACCAGGCGTGAACGAAAAAGGCGAACGCACCCTCACCGAGCGCACCATCGTTATTAAGGACGATGCAGCTATAGCCAGGATCGGCTATCGGGATATCTCGATTACGACTGACCTGGTAGACCGGAAAGATGCTGAAGCAGCCGCATCAGCCTTCTATCGCTCGCACCTGCCTGGATCCTACACGCTGCCCAGTCTCACCGTAGATACGTCTATTAGATCCTCGCTGATTGATAGGAAGACTCTCGCAGCGATGCTCGACGCAACCAGGCGCATGGGACTACCCATCAGGCTAACCGACCTGCCCAGGTGGATGGCTGTTCCATCAGCCCTCACCGCTTACCTGGACGGCGCTACCTATACCTATAAAAAAGGCCGCTGGGTAATGAACATGTGCCTAACCCGGTCCGAGACAACAGGCCAGGGCCTCACCTGGCAACAACTGCCCGCCGCCCTGAAATGGTCCCAGTCCCAGCCGCTCACCTGGGCAATTACGTCATCTCTCACCGCTTAGAAAGGTAAACCTATGCCTGCCACTACCCCTACCCTGAAGATCCCCTACCCGCTCGATTCAGACCCCCTGCGCTCTTTCCCACAGGTAGCGAAAGACGCGGCAACGATCCTGGACAGCGCGTCTACTATCAAGACAGCGACGCTGCCCCTGTTCGATGGGGCGTGGAGATATGAGCCTGAAGGCGGCCTAGTCCGTACCGTTAACGGGACGAATCACCTCAGTATCTCGATTGTGCGCACAGGCGGATCATTCCACATGGATGCAGGCGGGATCATCGACATTTTCCGCATTAACAACACCGTGAAAGTGCCCAGTACCCGTGAGTGGGTAATGTGCGGAACGTTGTTCGGTCCTGGGATCTGGCCCATGCCCATTTTCTTAAACGCGGGCCTGGTCCGTGTGCTGTGCTATGGCCCTGTGGACATCCAAAATAATGGGGCCTATCGCGGATCGGCGGTCTGGGTAGCATGACACACATTGATTTTAGGCAGTGCTGGAACTACAGCCAGGGCAGGGAAGGCCTAGAGCCTGACAGGATCGTGATTCACCATTGGGGCGCCGATGGCCAGTCACATGATGGTGTAGTTGACTTTTTCACCCGTGGCCCTGGATCCGGCACATCAGCTCATTACGTTGTTTCAGGCGGCAGGATCACGCAGATCTGTCATGACTATGACACTGCCTACCATGCCGGGAATTGGCAGATTAACCTGCGCTCTATCGGCATTGAATGCCGTCCTGAAGCGTCTGAGGACGATGTGCGCACCGTCGCTGAGCTGGTGCGTAGGATCCGCTCAGAATGGGGAAATCTGCCCATCAGTGTGCACTCTGACTACTACCCTACGGCCTGCCCTGGCCGCTATCACGCTCTCATTGACCGTATTAACCAACTCTCACAGGAAGAAGAAGACATGCAACTGACAGACCAGGTGACCCGCCCTGATGGTCACACCGCAACCGTTAACGATGTATTGGCATACATCGACTTGCGCCTAGAGCGGATCGACGCTGTCCTGATCGGCGGCCAGGATAAGAAGGGACCGGACGGAAAGCCCACCGGGGACCGCACAAACGTATTTGACGAGGCCGCCTGGAACGCAACCAATTTCGCCCGCGTCTACCAGACCCTAGATACCCTGGCAAAGAAGATCGAAGACCTCACCCGTCTAATCGAGGTGGGCACACGATGACTACTGAACCGCGTCATGCATCCTCTCCTCAGCCCCTGGCCTGGCTCACCCCGCAGATCCGCGCCTGGATGTATGGAATCATCACCGCCCTGGTCCCGATCCTCACCATTTACGGAATTATCGACCAATCGACCGCGCCCCTCTGGCTCTCGCTCGCAGCATCGGTCCTGGCAACCTCTACCGCCCTGGCACACACCCCGAAGGCTGATGAATGAACCCGGTAGCTGAAGTTATCACCGCTGCAGGCGGCTTTGGTGGACTCGCAGCAACCATCACCGGCATAGCCACACTGCTAGCAGCCAAGCGCACAGCAAGCCAGCTAGAGCCTGACCACGGGACCAGTGTCAAGGATCAGCTGAACCGGATCGAGAAGTCACTCGATGAGCACGGCATACAGCTGGATCATCAGTCCTCACAGCTACTGCAGATCACACGCAGAGTTGACAGCATCGACGATCACGCCCATGACAGCCATGCTGAGATGCGCAAGCGGATCGCCGCCCTGGAAACAGAACGATCACGCGGCCGCCTCGATGACACGCCTCAGTGAATCATCTGCAAGCTGCAGGTAAACCAACGTTGTCTCAGGGGACGCATGACCCAGGACCTTCTGCAAGGCAACCAGGTCATGCGTCGCCCTATAGGCCCTGGTAGTGAAACGATGTCTAAGAGCGTGCATGGTCACCCCATCTGGCATTGCCCTAGATACCAGACGGCCTAGCCAAGCCGCGCTGACATGCCCACCATCCTGCCCAGGAAACACAAACCCAGTGAACCTGCGCAGCTCACCTGCCAGGGAATCAGTTAGCGGCACTAGCCGCGTTTTATCGCCCTTGCCGTGAACGACCAGGGCCGCGCCGCCCGCGCCCTGGATCAGATCACGATCAACATTGATACAGGCAACCTCACCGCGCCTAAGTCCAAGCTCGACAGCCAGCCGCGCTGCCAGGCGCACCTTCCAATCCCTCGATAGTAGGCACGCCTCTAACGCAGCATCGCTCGCAGGATGAGGCGCAGGCAGGCTTTTCTTCACGCTGGGTATCACCGGCACTCGATCAGTTAGGCCTTCCATCCTGGCCCAAGCGTAGAACCCCTTCACGCTCTGATGCGCTGATCTCCTGGTAGCTTGTGCCCAGGACTGCGCTGCAGACCAGGTAACAACCGCTGTTCTGCCCACCATAAAAGGCGGAACATCAACCGCCCTGGCAAACCTCGCTAGCCAATCGCGTCTAAGGCTCACTGTCTTAGGTGTGCACCCTGAAGCTAGTAAGTACTGGGAATAATCCGAGACCAGCCCCGCCCAGCTAGCCGGTATCGTCTTTGTTTCCATATCCAGATGATTACGCAGCAATTCTCAGACTGCATTCAGAATCGCTATCAGCGAACCCGGGAATACACACTAATCCCGAGGTTGCAGGTTCGAGTCCTGTCGGGGGCGCAAACGGTGCATTATCACTAACTAGATATGTAATAGGCACGCCAAACAAACGAGCGATAGCCTCTAGCTCATCGAGTTGCCACCGCGCTGCGCCTCTCCAGCGTTGGTTAAGCGCGGGTTGTGACATGGAAATAGCGCGTGCAAGTGCTGATTGACTATATCCGCGCCGCGCCGCTTCAATCCGAATATTTTCGCAAACAACGTCGCTTAGCGTGCGCTCCAAAACTGTTGTGCTCATGCGGATAGCGTATTCGATAATCGGAACAGATGCAATAGTGAATTGGCACTTATTCGATTATCGTATTGCACATTAACCGATAATCGAATAAACTAACTGTATGTCCACATACAACACTGCCGTTACTCGCACTGTGAAACGGCACATGCAATCCCTTTCAATTTCACAAAAAGCCTTAGCCAACGATCTTGCGATGTCGCAAACGGCACTATCGCAGCGTATGCGTGGCGCGGCGCGCTGGCAGCTCGACGACCTAGACAGACTCATTCAATTAGGTTTCCCAATCGGTCTCGATGTGTTCGGTGCCGCTATTCGTGAGGAATACACCAATGAAGATTAATAAAGCCCTCTTCGTCTCTTCCATGACGTTTTTCGCAATCCTGGTCTCTGTCCTGATCGCCTCTTTCAATATCGCTGGTTACACGATGACGTGGCCACACTTCGCTACCTTCTTTGTCTCGATGCTCTGGTATGGCTCTGAACTGAATCGGGAGATGAACCGATGATTGTTCACAACGCACGCAACGACATTGACGAATGTGATCACTTCATTTCGCGTCTGCACTTGACTCGCTACGACGACGAGATGGCAACTGCAAAGCGCGATGATTTGCGCCGCGTTGTCTCTACATACAAGTGCTACATCATTAACCCTCTGCTCTTGGAATTAGGAAAGAAAATGAACAAGCCGCTGCATGAAATCAAGGATGATGAACAGCTCGAATTCCTCATTGAAGCTATTGATCAAATTGATTATCAGCTTACCGCCTATCAAGCCAAGCTCTCCTACTTCTATGACGATGTAGAAGACGCTGACAAGGCATTGATGCATTTACGCAGCTTAATTGCGAATTTCGTTCGAGTTGGCCTGGGTGTTATCGACTATTCCGAAAGCGAAGACGATGAATAACCGCCCGTCGCCTTTGTTTCCCAGCGTCGAAACTCTCATTTTGCTTAGCTCAGCCGCTGAAGACTTTCGTGCGCTTAATAGCGCAGTTGAAAAGATGATCAACTCTATTAAGTCTGATTGTTTAGACCTGGCCGCTACGCATAACCGCACTGAAGACGGTGAAGCAGATGACTAACGCAGGCATGACGGCTTACCAGCTTATTGATGCGCTTAGGCGCGCTGGATGGGGTATCTTGCGAGGCTCAGAAAATAGGTGCGCTCGCTCGCTTCTCGAAACGCTCGCAGGCACTATGCGCTCTATTAAGACCGACGCGCGCGGCTACATGACTATTACCGCTGCCCAGCTCGCAGACCGCGCGGGTTACTCAGAGCGTCATGTACGACGCTGGTTGCCAATCCTAGAAGATCTCGGAATTCTGTCCTGGTCCCGTGGTTGGATCGAAGAAGGCAAGCCCCAGCCTGGATCAATGAAGCTGAACAAAGGCGTGCTGTCTAAGTACGTGGAAGACGCTCGCACTGAGTATGACCAAGCCATTTTGCCTCTACGCGCTGCCAAGACCGCCGCGCGCCTGGCCCGCCTGCGCCTTCTCAGAATCAAGCCCTACGCACGCCGCGCCCAGGTCCGTGCGGACATCGCGTCTAGCCTCTCCTCTTACGAGAGAGCGGGCCGCGCGGCAGGCCCGCGCTCTCTCAAATCTTCTTCAAACTCAAAGACTAAGAGCAACGCTAAGAGCGTTGCCACTACTACTAAGGACGCAACGACGATGACTAAGCGGATCACCTATCAGGCTTACATGGCTAAGCGTTATCCAGATCGACAGACTGAATGGTATCTGATCGCAGACACTGACCCTATCGCTCAGGAAATCTTGGACTACGGCACTATCACAGTCGACCGCTTACAGCGCCTTCTTGCAGGTGAGCAGCAATTAGCAATTGAAGGGGTAAGCCGATGAGCAAGCAGGCAGTTAAAACTGCAGTCAAGGCCGTGCTAGATGCGACCTCTGATGCATTGGATGAGATCCCAGCTTCACCGTATTCATGCAGCGCAGCGCAGCTGAAGATCAGAGCGACGCTAGAGAACGTGGCAGACCAGCTTCTGCACCTCTTGGTATTCATTAACCTGGATGGTGACGAGCAATGACACCGTTAGTGTCTATGCCTGTCGAGCGTGAGTGCTGGACTATTGATGAAATGGCAGACCAGCTTGGAACGACCAGGGCGGCCCTGGCATCGCTGAGGTCCCGAGGCGGCGGCCCGCCCTATATCAAGATCGGTAACACGATCGCTTACCCAGTTGTTGCGTTCCGTGTATGGGCTTTGAAGCAGACAGGCTTGGGTGGTCAGCAGTGAGTCAATATCACGATGATTACCGGCGGATGAGCGGGGCGCAGCGCAGGGAGCTGACAGACCAGATCTACCAGGAAGCGCAGGGCATCTGCCACATCTGCCAGCTGCCAGTCAGACGCGAGGACGCTAGCCTAGATCACCTGATCCCAGCTAGCCAGGGCGGCCTATCAACCAGGGACAATCTAGCCCTAGCCCATCGCTCTTGTAATAGCTCGAGGCAGGATAAGACGATCAACAAGACCCAGGTGCCTGTCTATGACGGCCTGGCCTGGTTCACAGCCAGCGATGATCGTTTTTCCTGACCACCACCCCCACCCCGTTTTTTATAAACATCTCCCAGCCCACGAGAAGTAGAGGAATATCGTATGCCTTCTTCGACATTAAAAAAAAAAGACTCTTTTTTTTTCATCGTCTTTTATACCTTTCATACAAGCATCGAGA